TGTTAGGCATTCAATATACAAAATTTTATTCGGGAAGGAGGGTGAAACGATGATGGCTATGTTATGGGCGCAGAAGATCATGTATGCGGAAACAAAAGAAGAAGCGATTGCACTGTACAAAAGAGTGCCGCGTCTTCTGAAAGATAAGGTCGAACAGATCCTGATCGAAAGTGGATGCGAAGATCTGATCAAAGAGAGCGAAGAGCAGTAAGGAGTGGCAGACATGGGCGAAGTGAAGGAACCGTATGAAGGCGGAACCGGAAGTCTGCTGGAAATCGTCGATATGATGTGCGACGTAACGGAAAAGCTGGCAGACATCGTCAGAAAACAGGCTGTCCTGATCGAGCAGGAGAGGATCGCGGGCGCGGTCTTCCCTGCCGATCTTTCGGAAGAAAGAAAACAGGCAGAAGATGATCTTGACAGGATCGAAATGAAACTAAGGAGGATATGACATGAAAGAAGGAATCTGCACTGCTGTTGGAGTAGTAGGAAGCGCGATTGCAGCTGCTTTCGGTGGATGGGATCAGGCACTTGTGACGTTGGTGATCTTTATGGTGATTGACTATTTATCGGGGCTGATTGTTGCGGGAATTTTTCATAACAGCAGAAAAACGGAAAACGGAGCGTTGGAAAGCAGAGCCGGATGGAAGGGGCTGTGCAGAAAAGGTGTGACATTACTGTTTGTGTTGATTGCATACCGTCTGGATCTTGCGCTGGGCGTAAATTATATTCGCAATGCAGTGATCATTGGATTCATGGCAAATGAATTGATCAGCATCACGGAAAATGCCGGACTGATGGGAATTCCACTTCCGACAGTGATCCAGAATGCAATCGAAGTTTTGACACGAAAAGCATCTGTGTCAAAGGATGGTGAACAGTAATGAAAAAAGAATATCTGACAATTTTAACCAACATTATAGGCGGCGTGGAATCTGGCGGGCAGACATATGGAAAAAGAAAATATGGTGCGTATGCCGGAAAGGCAGCAAATGCAGACAATGAAAAAACGTGTACATTAGGCTGGGCGCAAAATTATGGGAATGAAGGTCGAAGATTGTGTCAGATGATCCTGAAGGCAGATCCGAAAGCCTTCAGGACTGCTGACACAGCAGGAATCGAAAAGAAACTGTCAGTAGAC